AAAGTCCTTACCACCAAATGCTAAAGCAATTGAGGTGAAGGCAATTGATAGCGAAAAGGATTATTGGTTGGTTCGTAAGAATATGAAAGAATTAATATCTACTGGTGAAGATGCAATAGACGGTATTATTAAAGTTGCCACAGAAGGAGATGCTCCACGAGCATATGAAGTGGCAGCACAGATGATTAAAACTGTTGCAGATGTAAACAAGGACTTGATAGACTTACATAAAAAAGTAAAAGAAATCAACAAGGAAGAAGTTAATATCAATAATACTACAAACCAATCCATATATGTTGGTTCTACTAGTGATTTGCAAGACTTAATAAACCAAGAAAGAAGTCGAACAAAAGCAATCACTAAAGATATTATTGATGCGGAAATTGTAGATGGTGGTTAAGCAAAAAGGTTATTTAGGAAACCAGAACCTCAAAGAGTCTGGGATAGATGTTCAATTTACCAAAGAACAGGTAAAGGAATATATAAAATGTGCCTCAGACCCTGTGTATTTTATTGAAAAATACATCAAAGTTGTATCGCTAGATGAAGGTCTAATACCATTTAAACTATATGATTATCAGGAAGATATGATTGAAAAGGTTCACAATAACAGATTCATTATTGCAAAACTTCCACGACAATCTGGTAAATCTACTACAATGGTTTCGTATTTGTTACATTATGTGTTATTTAACCAAAATATGAATGTAGCAATTCTTGCAAACAAACAAGCAGTTGCAAAAGATATTCTTAGTAGATTACAACTTACATATGAATATTTACCATTATGGCTACAACAAGGAATTGTTGAATGGAATAAGGGAAGTATTCAATTAGAAAATGGGTCTAAAATTGTTGCATCGTCTACTTCTGCATCTGCAATTCGGGGTGGTTCTTTCAATATAATTTTCCTTGATGAATTTGCACATGTTCCTACCAATATTGCAGAGGAATTCTTTAATTCGGTATATCCTACTATTACTGCTGGTCAAAATACCAAAGTCCTTATGGTATCCACACCAAATGGTTTGAATATGTTTTATTATTATTGGAAAGGTGCTACTAAGAAGGTAGGTGAAGATGGGAAAAATGAATATATTCCTATTGAAGTTCATTGGGAGCAAGTACCACAATATCCTGGAGGACCACTTAGGGATGAAAGATGGAAAGAAGAAACCATTGCAAATACAAACGAACAACAATTTCAACAAGAATTTGAATGTGATTTTGTGGGTAGTCAGAATACACTTATTTCTTCGCATAAATTGAGGTCACTAAATTGGTCTTCACCACTTAGTAAAGATGCAGATGGATTATGGGTATACGAAGAACCAAAAGAAGATAGAGACTATTATATAACGGTTGATACTTCCCGCGGGCAAGGAAAAGATTATAGTGCATTTGTTGTTATTGATGCAACAGATATGCCATATAAAATTGTAGCACGATATAGAAATAATACAGTGTCTCCGATGGTATATCCAACAGTAATTAGAGCAGTTGCAACAAAGTATAATGATGCATATGTTCTGGTAGAAATTAATGATATTGGTGGTCAGGTAGCAGATATTTTGCATCAAGATCTTGAATATGAGAATGTCATGATGACTACCTATAAGGGTAGAGCGGGTCAAGTTATCAATGGTGGGTTTGGAACTGGAAGTTCACAATCTCAATTGGGTGTAAGAACTACTGTTCCTGTAAAGAAGTTGGGGTGTTCTGTTCTTAAAAGTCTTATCGAGGAGGATAAAATTTTAATAGAAGATGTTGACATTGTAAATGAATTGATTACATTTGTTGCAAAAAAGAATTCCTTTGAAGCGGACGATGGACACACAGACGATTTGGTGATGTCTCTGGTTCTGTTTGCATGGATGACAAGACAGGCATATTTTAAATCGTTGACAGATAGTGATGTCCGAACTCAAATATATGAAGATCAAATTAGAGAAATTGAGGATGATTTGATGCCATTTGGGTTTGTTCATGAAGAACAAGAATCGGGCGAATGGGACGGAGAGTCCAGGTGGTTTGATGCGTAGAAAATGCAAAAAGTATAAATAAAAAGAATACAATAGTATTGGACAGTAATAAATAAGCACAAAATGCATATCTTCAAGGGAGATTTAGAATGGCCAGACCAAATGTAACAGTTATTATAAACGATGAGTCCTTTTTTGTTCCAGGAACTGAATCAGGTGGTACAATTCGTGCTGGAATGCCTTCATACTACGATTTAATTGGTGCTGTAGGAACAACCGCAGAACGAAATAATGGCAGAATGGATATCCCAAACATAACAGATTGGGTTAGTAGATTAAAAAGTGTTGCCCCAGTCGGTACATCCGATGGAGGACTTGGAGCACATTTTGGAGGCAGTGCTGGTGGAACATTTGCACGATGGCCTCAAGGTCCAACTGGTTCTTGGAGAAATGAATGGTGGGCTGCACACAACTACCTACAATATGGTGGTTTGTTGACTGTTGCAGGGACTGGACCAGAAAGTCAATTCGCTACAGGTACTGATATGCTCAAAGATAAACAAATTCCTCTAGAGGTTGTATTTGGAGCGACATCTGGAAATGAGACTGCAATAAGTAATGTTGCAACAAATCGCGAAGATTGTATTGCAGTAATTGAAGCAACAGGTGATGTTGGAAGCCCTAGTTATACTGCCTCAAACAATGAATATAATGTTGTTATATGGGGTAAAAAGAAGCATTTAGACATTTATAGAACTACTGGTAATGTAAATTCTACCGTTGATTATGTCACTTCAAGTTGTGCCCCGGATGTTGCTGGTTGTATTGCAAGAACCGATAGACTTGCAGACCCTTGGTGGTCTCCAGCAGGATTCAGAAGAGGTCAAATATTAGATGTTATTAGTCTGGTTGCAAATCCAGATGAAGCGCAAATGGACTCAATGTATGATTTGGGGATAAACCCAATCGCTACATTCCCAGGAGAAGGAACAGTTCTCTTCGGAGATAAGACACTTGCTCCCGCATCAAGTACATTGAGTAGAATTAATGTTTCACGACTGTTTATCTTCCTTAAGAAGACAATCGGTGCAGCCGCAAGAGCAAAGTTATTTGAATTCAATGATGCAGAGACTAGAACATCATTCGTAAATGCAGTAACTCCTGTATTAAATAGAATACAATCCCGTAGAGGACTTTATGGGTACAAAGTTGTGTGTGATGACTCAAACAATCCAGGATCTATAGTTGATTCCAATCAATTTGTTGCTGATGTATACATCAAGCCTGCAAAGTCGATTAACTATATCAGACTAACTTTCACAAACAAAAATACAGATGATAATCTAGAATAAAAATGATATTTACTACTAAGGAGAAAATTTCAAATGGCAAATAATCAAAGTAACGGTCCCATGTCAATTAGCACCTTTAAGGCTGCATTTGATGGTGGTACAAGACCCAATAGATTTAAAATTAATGTTCCTGGTGTAGAGAATCATATATTAGTAAAGGCTGGGTCAGTACCAGCAGAAACAATCGGAATAATGCAAATACCGTTCCGTGGTCGTGTTGCTAAACTTCCTGGTGACCGTGCATATGCAGAATGGACATTTACTGTTTTGGACGATACTACTGATAATGTACGAAAAACAATGGTCGATTGGCACAGAAAATTTAATGACCATAAAACAAATGTTGTTGGTAAAGATATTCTTGGTGGTAGTAGTGAGGAATATAAATCTATATCAGTTATGCAACTTGATATGCAAGGGGAAGAACACACAGGTGTGACTCTTCATCAATGTTGGCCCGTAGAGGTCAGTGCCATAGACTTGAGTTATGAAACCGCAGATTCTCTTGTAGAATTTTCTGTAACAATCGCATATGATTGGTTGGAAAGTGCAACAGAGGGTGGTTCTGGTCAAGCCGGTGGTTGATGAATTGGTTTTTTTGTTATACATATAACGACTAATAACCAATAAAGGAAATTATATTATGCCCGTAAATCTCTTCGGTTTGACGATAGGGAAAAAGAACCCAGTAGAACCACAAGGATCAGACAAAGAACAATCGTTCGTAGCACCAGACAGTTATGATGGTACTTACACACTTGAAACTGGCGGAGTCTTCGGGACACTCGTAGACTTCTCTGGTTCTATTCGTGATGAAAATGCACTAATTCAAAAATATAGATCACTTGCAATGTTTCCAGAAGTGGACCAAGCAATTGAAGACATTGTGAACGAATCCATAGTTATGGATGAAGACCAAAAGCCTGTTAAATTAAATTTAGAACATGTTGAATTGTCTGATAATATAAAAAAGAAGATGCATGATGAATATGACGGCATTTTAAGATTATTAAAGTTTCATAACAAGGGTGTTGATTTATATCGTAGGTGGTATATCGACAGTAAATTGTACTTTCATATTATTATCGACACGGACAATCCACGAAAAGGTATAAAAGAACTTCGTGCAATTGACCCTGTAAAGATTAAAAAGATTAGAAAAGTTCAAAAAGAACAAAAACATGTCGGCCATGAAAGAGTTCCCTTTATCAAGAAAGTAGAAGAATTTTATGTTTATACCGATACAGATAAAAGTTCTGCATATTCTACACCCACACAGGGCATCAAAATTACAACAGATTCTATATGTTATGCACATTCTGGTGTTATAGACTTATCTTCTAAACGAGTTGTAGGATATCTCCAAAAAGCAATTAGACCTGTCAATATGTTACGCCAAATTGAAGATGCAGTAGTAGTTTATAGAATTGCAAGAGCACCAGAACGAAGAATATTCTATATTGATGTCGGTAACCTTCCAAAGAATAAAGCAGAACAATATCTTCGTGATATTATGCAACGATATCGAAATAAATTAACCTATGATGCAAATACAGGTGAAATAACAGACGGAAGAAACCACTTCCATATGTTAGAAGATTATTGGCTACCAAGGAGAGAAGGTGGACGAGGAACAGAAATTACTACTCTTGATGGTGGACAAAATCTCGGTGAAATGGAAGATGTTGAATATCTACTCAAGAAAGTTTATCATTCTTTGAATGTTCCAATCTCACGAATGGAAGCAGAAAATGGTTTCAATATGGGTCGTTCTGCTGAAATTACTAGAGATGAAGTAAAGTTCTATAAGTTTATTGAAAAACTTCGATTACGATTTGCTGAAATGTTTATGCAATTAATGAGAATTCAACTGATACTTAAGGGCGTAATGTCCGAAGATGATTGGGATCAAATTGAACCAGATATTAGGTTTATATTTAATCAAGATTCATATTTTGGTGAACTTAAACAAACTGAAATTATGAAAGATAGACTTGATATTTTGGCTCAAATGGACGAATATGTTGGTAAATATTATTCCGAAGAATGGATAAGAAAAAATGTTCTTCATCAGTCTGAAGAAGAAATTCTATATATTGATGAACAAATCAAAAAAGAAGCAGAATCACTAGGTGGTGAAGAAGAAATGGGTATGGAAGAAGAACCCCAGCAGTAAAGGAGACTTTAAATGTCTGATAATGATAATATGGATACAATGATATCATCATTGATAACGAAAAATAGAGATGAATTCAACAATGCCTTTTCTTCAGAAATGGGTGAAAGAATTGGGGAAATTGTCGCAAATAAGAAATTAGAAATTTCTAACGATGTACTTTCAGATGAACAAGAAGTTGACGAAAAAGAAGATCAGGAAGTTCAAGATTAATAAATAAAAATAAAGGAAGAACTTACAATGGATACTATTATTTCATCACTACAAGAGGCTGTTTCCGAACAAAATGGCGTTTTATTTGAGTCCAAAGATGGAACAAATATACATATTACACAAGAAGATGCGTGTAGTCTTATTTCAGTTCACGATACTTTGACCGAGGAAAATCAAACCAAAATGAGGTCATTGTTGGAAGAATCTGAAAAGGATTATACAAAGGTATTGGACTTTTGTAATCAACAATTCAACGAATAATAAGGTAGGAAACATGAATACAGCAAACATCATTGAAAATTTACTAAACGGTAACATCGCTGCCGCTAAAGCAGAAACAGAAGATATTTTGATGGCAAAGATAAACGACACCATCGAACAAATTACCGATGATGTTACTGATTCTATCTATGGACTTTCTGAAAAGAAGAAAAAGTCCGAAGAAGAAGAAGAAGATGAATATGCAGATGTAACCGACAAAGAAGATGACGGTGAGGGTTTAGACCCTGTTGATGCAGAAGATGATGATGTAGATAATGATGGTGACGAAGACGAATCTGATGATTATTTAAAGAATCGAAGAAAAGTTCGTAAGACTGCTGCCGCAAAAACTATATCTCCAGACGAAGTAGATGAAGGTAAGCAAGGTGATGGTAGAATCGAATTTATATACGGAATGAAGACTAGTCGATACGAAAAACTTTCGGATGCACAAAAAGCGGCAGTAAAGCAACGATGGCATAACGAAAAAGCAGCGGAAGAAGAACTTAGGAGCCGTAAAAAATGAAATTGATTACAGAAATGACAGAAGATGTTACCTATCTTGTTGAAGAAGATAAGGAAACTGGTAAGAAAAGTCATTATATTCAAGGCGTTTTTATGCAAGCAGAGCAAAAGAATCGCAATGGTAGGATTTATCCTCTTGGAATTATGACAAATGAGGTTACACGATACAATAAAGATTTAGTATCTCGTAATCGTGCAATGGGTGAATTAAACCATCCTCAAGGTCCTACTGTAAATCTTGACCGTGTTTCACATATGATTAAAGATCTTAATGTTCAAGGAAACGATGTAGTTGGTAAAGCCAAACTTCTTGATACTCCTATGGGAAATATTGCAAAAAATTTAGTAGGTGAAGGAGCACAACTTGGTGTATCTTCCCGTGGTATGGGTTCATTAGAAGAAAAAGACGGTACTAACTATGTAAAAGATGATTTTATGCTCTCTGCAATAGATATTGTTGCAGATCCCTCCGCACCTGGCGCATTTGTAAATGGTATTATGGAAGGTAAAGAATGGATTTGGGAAAATGGTATCATTAAAGAACAAGTAATTAATGAATATTGCAAACTTATAAACAAAGCATCTGCAAGAGAATTAGAAGAAAAAGCAGTTTATGCATTTAAAGACTTTATGTCAAAACTTTGATGGAGAAAATTAATGTCAAATAGTAGTAAATCCTTATTAATGTATTCCAGAGAAATGCTCATGTCTGGTATTGTTGACGAATATACAACGGAGAATTTGGAACAACAAGTAAAGGATACTGCTAAAAAGGTAGAAAAGAAAGCGGCAGAAGTAGTTGGTCCCAAGACTGTGGAAGCAATTAAAGGTACTGCTAAAGAAACTGCAAAAGCAGCGGGACAATCAGTCAAGGATGCAATTGTTGCTAAAGCCAAAGAAAAGTCTGGGGAAGCAGTAATAAGTGCAGGAAAGTGGGCGCTATCAAAATTGTTGCCC